GCAATATCTCGTACGATTACTGGATATAAGTTACTATATGCTACTATATCATTAGGCGTTACAACCATCGTCGCCGCGTTTCAGGCGGGTTATAGAAACATAAGCAACACATCTGACTTGAGAATAAACCAAATGAAGGCGGCTTTCTATGAAGTACAAGTAGCTGCACTTGATGCTGGTAAAGCTTTTGGGGACGCTTTTGGAGCTACCGAGTCTGATTCGGATCTCAAAACCAGAATGGATGCTGTGTATGATTTATACGTAGCTCAAGCCAATGCAGCTAAAGCTCAAGATAGACTTAATAACGATAAGGGTGTACTAGGGGACGAAGATGTGGTAGCTCAAGCTAAAGTGGTAAACGACCTAGCTAAAGCTTACAACCTCACAATTGAAGAACGTCTAGAACTTTATCAAGCTGAATCAGCTGAACATGCCGCTAAGAATAAATTCAGAAGAGAGCAAGAAGCTTTTATAAAGCAAGCCATTGCTGATCAGAAAGAATTAGATAGGATGCTTAAAAGTTCTATTAGATTGGATACGCAAAAGTTAGGTGAACGCTCGTCAGGCGGGTTAAGTACAGCTCAAACAGACGCTTCAATCGCAGCCGCTGAAGAGTTAATGAGGGTAATAGAAAAAGCTCGCGAAGCTGGACGTATTAACGCAGCAGAGTATGAGAGATATGTGTACAACGTAGGTAAAGCTATAGAGAAGACTTATACTCAAGGTGCTCGGGATGTAACCGTATATAACAACGAGGTAGAGAAATCTATCACTGATATGATAGCTTTAGAAAAGTCCATCATATCTTTGGAAAGAGCGAAAGCGAAAGACGGTGGGTACTCAGCTGAATCAGATATCAAAGAGAACCTCGAAACGATCTACAACTTATATAAAGCTTTATGGGACGCTAGATTAATATCGGAAACGGAATATCAAAAAGCTATTACAGATACTCACAAGTTGGCTGTAAAAGAGTCCACAGAGTTAGCTCAAATTAGAGAAGCTTTAGGTTCTCAATTAGAGAATGCTTTTATGAGTTCGATACGTAACATGATGGACGGTACCCAGGAATGGGGAGATATGTTCAAAAGCTTATTAAAAGATATAATAGCTGAGATGATTCGTATCGTATTTATCAAGGAAGCCGCCGCTAGTATATCCACTGGGATAACTGGACTATTCAGTGCTCAAGGAAATGTCTTCGAACAAGGGGCTCATGTAACGGCTTATGCTCAAGGTGGAGTAGTATCAAGCCCAACAGCTTTCCCTATGGTAGGGGGAGTAGGTATAATGGGTGAAGCTGGACCTGAAGCTATTATGCCTTTAACTAGAACGTCAGGAGGCGACCTAGGTGTTAAAGCTGAAGTACCTCCGATGCAGGTTACCATTATAAATAACGGAAATGATGAAGTAACTACACAGCAAGACAAAGATGGAATGCTGATGGTTATCATCGATAAGGTGTCGGCTTCAATAGCGACAGGTATATCTAGAGGAACATCTCCAGTAGGCGATGCTATACAAAGCTCGTATGGAGTATCAAGATAATGGCACTTACAGAAGAACTTAAAAGATTGTATTCATCTAATCCGGTGGATATAAGATATTACGATACGGTGGAACTTAGTCACAGCTTATTCTCTCAGACTTTTTATATGGTGAAGGATACAGAAGAGCATACTTGGGATATAGATGTAGGTGGAGTACCTACCCCAGTACTATTTAAGCCTTTTCCTTTCAATGTAGTGCTCCCAGAAGTCAGGGGACCTCAGCAAGATTTATCTTTTGTGTGGGATAACGCGGGGCGTGAAGCAATGCCTGAACTAGAGGCAGCTTCGGCTTTAATTACCGAACCTATTAAGTTGGTCTATAGGGTATACGTAGACGGCTTCAGTGAAAGTCAAATACATCCGATACCTTTAGTGCTCACAGATATCACAGCGGATCACAAGCAACTTTCAGCTATGGCCACGAGACCAAGTTTATTTAAGCGTAAACTACCGACCGGTAACTTCGCATCGTTCGACAGCCGATTCAAAGGATTGATCAAATGACTTTCGCAGAGGAAATCAATAAACTTATTGGTAAACCTTTTCACCCTGAAACTTTCCACTGTTGGACGTTGGTGGAAATTTTATTACCAAGAGCTCCTAAACTCGACGTTACAGCGTCTTCCGTGTTCAAGTCTATAAAGCATTTCAGAGATGAAGTACCGGCGACTACTCTAGAAGAAGTGGACTCATACGAAGATAAGGACATTATAGTTTTAGGAAAGAACGGAGTGTTCATGCATGCTGGCGTCTATTATGATGGAGGTATTGTTCATACTGATCATACCGGCGTACGATACCAAAGAATGAAAGATATAGATAAGGTGTACACAATGAAGCAAGGATTTAGATCATGACATTCATAATAGCCAATTTACTCAAACCTGAAGATAGGTTAGTTATAGAGAACGAGACTCATAAAACCATAGTGGATTTTCTTAAAGAGCATTACCCAGATGGGTTTTTATCTCCTCATTCTGTTTATGTTAATGGGTTAGTAGTTCTCCTAGAGGACTATGATAAAGAGCTCAAAGATACAGATTTAGTTTTAGTGATGGCTAGACCTGGAGTATCTGTAGCCTTATTAGGCGGAGCAGCTGCGACTGGTTGGGCCTTAGCTGGTTACACTGTAGCAGCGTTGGCGGCCAACTTAGCTATCAGTTATGTTGTGGGTAAAATATTTGCCCCCGATGTACCTGAACAACAAGCTTCAACGGGCTCCTCAAATACGGCAGGACACGCTTCATCAACTTATTCGCTTAACTCTAATCAGAACGAAGCTAAGCGGGGCAGTCCTATACCTATCATTTATGGTAGTGTGAGAACGTATCCCGCGTTGATAAATGAGCCTTATTATCGATACGAAAACAACGAGGAGTATCTGTACCAAACCATGTGTATAGGTCAAGGCCAATTCAATGTAGATAAAGTGTTTATAAGCGATACGAGGGCTACCCACATTAAACCGGATATTTTCAGATATCAGAAACTAGAACTTGAACAGTTCGGTCGTGTGGATGGTATAAAGAATGCTGTAGGAGATGTTAACTATTGGGAATTAACTAATAAACTAGCGGATGTACAGAACTTGGAATTACGAGGTACACCTCACCTAAATACAATGGCCATGAGATTCGAAGGGTTGACTATAACTTTCTATACTGACATTAATGGTAATGATCCTGACCTATCTTCATTGGTTAACGGTAGCGAAATTATTATTACGAATTCGGATTCTAATAATGGAACCTTTGTTGTCGATTTTGTTACGGGGTTAGTAGTTACAGTTCAGTCGCATACTTTCGTCACTGAGCCAACAGCCGTCTTTAATTTCCCGACAGTAGGCCACGGTGTGGTTGATTGTAATACCTACCCCACTGCACCAGATCAGTTCTCAGAGTGGAACCGAGATTATTCAGATAATCCGCTTTGGTATGATTATTTAACCGTAGGGGAGACTATCCACTATACGGACAGTCTGGGTAACGATTTTACTACGCTCGTCCTAGATGTGTATCAACTTGATCCCCCATCTGGGTGGTCAAACTGCTTCTTAGCCGAACCAGGCAAGTTCCAAACTTACGGAGATGATTTGGTTGGTACAATTACGGCAATCAGTAAGTTCGCGAACGCCGTCTTCGAAACTGGTTACGGCCCTTTCCTTATTAAAGATGCGGTTACCGAAGCCGTAGAGTACGCTGAGGTAGATACCAACTATCTTGGAGGTATCTATGCGATTGACGATCAGGGAGATTTCCAAGACCATACTGTGGATTATATGATGACGTATTCGTATAAAGACGACACTTTAGGTGATGGGTCTTTAGGTATAAGCGTATCCGAAATCAACCGTGAGAACGATCCTATCAGGCGTAGTTCTAGGACAGCTATCCCAGCTACGTGGTATAACGTGTACTTAACTATGAAACGAATTACACCGGAACCTCTAGATACTAAAACTTATGATAAGGTTCATATCAGGGCCGTTAAAGTTCTTTATACTCCGAAGGATAACGTGGACTACGGAAATATCACTTTATTATGGGCTAAGGTCAAAGCCTCCAACGCTATTAATAACGTAGGTCAATTTAGTATTAACGCTTGGGTTACACGCCTCGATGTGAGAAATGATATAGGTTCAGTACTTACCGATCTTTATTCGAATACGGCTTATGGTGGTAGGTTACCAGTAGCCGACCTAGATTTTGGAGATCCTAGTACTTATCCAACTACGTACCCAGTGGTAAACGGAGCTATAGATTCCAAGATGACTTTATACGACGCTATGCAGATGGTAGCTAAAGCTGTGCGGTATTCAGTATACCCAGTAGGAGGAGATATCACCCTTAAGCATGATGATGTTCAAGCTGTGCAGACGGCCCTATTCAACGAAACGAATATGGTAAAAGACACTTTTAAGATATCGTATCTCTTTGCGGAAGAAGACGAAGTGGACAGTATGAAGG